ATCTTTAATTTTCTAGTAGAAGTACCAAATCTAATTTCTCCATCAGGAACTGTTAAGTTACCAGAGGAGTCCATTGCCAATTTGTGAGTAGTACCAAATTGAATTTCGGTATCCTGATCAAGAATTAAATTATTACTACCATCAAACTCTATAATCTTCTTAGAATTAGAATCTCCAAAACGTAGTTTTGATCCAGTAAGTTCTAAGACACCATTATCATCAAAGAATAATTTGTTACCACTACCAAAGTCTAAATCCTGACCACCAATATCAACTTTACCAGACTCATCTTCACTTAGAATTCTATTGACTGATCTGATTTTAACTGGATTAGTAACACTAAGTTCTTGAGATTGGTCAGCACCAGTAGCAGCTACTTGAATGTAACCACGTGCTGCACCATTCTCAGCAGTAAATGATGTAAACGTAGCGTCTGCTTTAGCACCAGTAGAGTCTACAATTTCCAGACTGGTACCAGCCTTCATAACACTGAAACGTAATCTAAACTTCTCTTCTTGTGTAGAATCTTCTGAAGATAATTTAGAAGCAATGGTACGAGTAGCACCAGTGTCGATACTATTAACTGTATGTGATTCTTCCTTCTTTCGCTTAAATGATCCTCCATCCTCAGATATAGCAGTATCACCAATCCAAAGTGAAGCACTGGTTAGATAAAGATCTCTGAAACGTAATGTAGAAGAACCCAAGTCATAAGCATTATCAGTATTAGGAAGTAAGTTTGTAGAAATAACAACCTCATCACTACCATTGTTGGTAAGATTTGTTATTGCAGATCCACCACCTCCACCACCTTGTAGATCGTCGCCTGGCTGCCAGCGAGCATTTGCAGTATTCCACTTAAGAACCTGTCCGTTAGTAACCCCGCTAACGTCCACGTCAGTAAGATTTGATGCTGCTAATTGTCCCTCCGTAAACGTACTACCATTCCATTTAAGGACTTGGTTCGTTGAGGGTGAATTAATTGTTATCTGAAGGTTCGTTTGATCTCCGAGATAGTCATACAACTCATTAATAACGTTATTGAGTTTAATGGCACCGTCTCGTAAGGTATCTCCAGTTCCATCATTGGCACTCACACCAATGTTAAGTGTCTGCTTAGCCATAGTAGTGGGGTTTTTCTACAGTTTTATTTATGTAAGGTCAAATTCATAATTAGTTAAATCAAAACGCACATCATTTCTAGTAAAATCTGGATTCGTGTTATCCCTATCAAGTGGGATCGAAGTCATATCAAATTTACCTATATTGCTATCCCACTTCAAAACACCTGAAGTATCTTCACCACTAGTACCACCAGTGACAGTTAGGATAACAAGGTTGGACGCAAGCGGAGAATTGGATGCTTGCTGAGGTGCACCAATAGGACCAGTAACGATACATCTAAATCGATATCCAGTCATATATGCTTGTGCTACAACTGAATATGTGGTCGCATTTGCACCAGTAATATTTGTCCAAGCAAAGCCACCATCAGTAGAAACTTGCCACTGATAGTTCTTTGGACCATCTTCAGGTTCAATTACAGCAATCAAACTAAAGGATTGAGTACCACCATTAGCAATCGTCGCATTAGTCGGCTGATTGGTAATGATTATACTTGGAGCAGCAGGTGGATCTCCACCACCTCCAGGATCTCCACCACCTGTCTCTTCTCCAATACCTTGATTTGCTGGTATATTTAAAGTCTCTTTAGAAGATAAACCAAAGATATAAGGAAACTTAGGAGTTAAAAACCGATTAGGTACTACTTCAATGGTACTAGAACCACCCATTCCAGCGTGAGCAGCACAGTAATAGTAAAGAGTTGCTGGTGCATCTCCTAAAGGAGTGATCTCTACATACGCTCCAGCATCACCAGGTGTACCAACAACAGTAACACCATCAGTATATTCCGAACCACCACCGTGTAATCCATCTGAAGCAGTAGAAAACCTTAGTGGATGAGTTGCATTAGTCGCTTCTGATTGATCAAACTTATATGTACTTCCCTTAATAAATTTTAAATTAGGAGTTTCTACACCATCAATGTAGAACTTACCATCAGATGTAGTAACAGTATATGTTTTACTCTCAGTTTCATCACCCCAAAGGGTTAAAAAGTAAGCAAAAGTACCGTTTGGATACTCAGGAGTATAACAATAGCGACCATTATAAACATCTAAATGCCTCCCAGGTTTGTCAACGTTGTACTCATAGTCCTCCATTAGTGAACCACGTGGAGGATTTGCTGTTGTATTACCATATGCAGGTCTATTTACAGCAATAGTCTCTTTCATTTGATACCCTGTCTCCATCAATACTACAGCAGAATTATTATTCTGAGGAGAATCATATCCATAAGGACCATATACAGGATAACCATCAAATGCAATACCTAAAATCTTAGAGTGTCCGTCAGGGTGACGCATATTGTCACCAACATACTGACTTAGACCATAGTAATCATTGTAACCAGCCATTACCTGGTTATTCTTCCAACAACTTAAGAAGTCACCATCGTGATAGTGATACTGATTATTCTCATTAGGATGACCACCACAACTATCTTCACCAAAATCAACCATACCAAAATCAGCAGTCGCTACCCAATGAAATCCTACTGGTGGATTTCCACCATCTCCAGCGGAGGGATTAAAGAGTGCGACACCGTTTGCAGATATACCGACTATACCTAGAGGGAAACTTCCTCCAGCTTGTGTATTATCACCGCCTCTATATGTAAAAGCGTGGCTAAAATTATACGCAGTTGCTGTATTGGGGTTGTTATCATTAGGAAAAGTACCTTTAGAAACTGGGGTGGGCATCCCATCCCCAGTAACCGTTAGTATATCAGTGCCTGGATTGTACGAACCGTTAGCTGCCATAGTCCTATTTAGTTGTCATCGAAGATTTGATCAGCAGTGAAGTTGTCTACAGTAGAAGCACCGATGTTAATTGTAAGTATTGCAGACTGTGAAAGTGTTGGAGTAGCACCCGTAGATGTGAGACCAACTCTAAACTCATCTCCACCATCACCCTGAGTAGTAGCAGGTACTGTGTACGTAGGAGCTGTAGCACCTTGGATGTTAGTCCAAGTGGTTGTGCCATAATCCTTCTTCTGCCACTGATAATTAATAACTCCACCAGCAGGTGTTGTGGATGCGATCACAGTGAAGTTAGCGGTCTGACCCTGGTTAACGGTTGTATTAACAGGTTGTGACTCGATAGTGATGTAAGACTCACCGACTGGATCTGTTTCGCCAGGAGGTACGTACTCAGGGTGGTAAATGTCAATACCGCCATTGACTCCTTCACCCGTAGGTCCAAGGAATGTGTCTGCGACAGTAGTATTAACTGCGACAGATGGCATTGTATAACCCTGACCAGCGTTCTTAACATCAATACGTGCGAGACCAACTAGTGCCTTGATCTTGCCACCGAAACCAGAGGAGGAAATCACATCAACGTTTGGACGTGAAGTGAAACCATCACCAGAGTTGGTGAGGATTGCTTCAGTGATACGACCTCTTTCTATGTTTGCAAGTGCTTGTGCGTTACGTCCACGTACCGATCCAGTGTATTCGAAGGTAATTAGTGAGTTAGAAGACTCAATTAGAGCAACAGTTCTTGGGAACTCTTCACCTTCAATCTCTAGTAAGTCACCAGCTTCGATTGGTGGTACGACTGTTGCTGCGATAACGTCAACGTCAGAACCAACATAAGAGAAGGCAACAAAGGTTGAACCTGCACGAGGTACTTCAGAGAATATAATACGTGAACCAACTAGTTCAAAACCGATACCTGGTTCCTGAATAACACCATTTAACTGACAAATTATATTATTTTCAGGTCTAATTGTATTAGACTGAACACCTTCAGTCAGTGTCAAGGAGTAGAAGACTCCACCTAACTTCAAGTTAAAGGAGTTACGTAATGAGTCAAAGTCGAATGAGATATCATCTAACTGTCTTAGTTTACCAATGTAAACACCGTGGAATGTTGAGTTAACAGCAGGTGCTTCAGTGAACTGGATGTTATCTGAGAATGCAGTGAAAGCATTGTTACCGCCAGGAGGTTGTAGAATACCATTCACGAAGATCATCATATGACCTGCGGGATCTGGGAAGTATGGAGTACCGTTTAATTGTGTAAGTTTAAAGTCTTTAGTTACACCATCAAACCCTCTGAAGTATCTTCTTACGCGACCACGTAGATACTTGGCAACAGAACAAGCACCTCTAAATCCATTGTCACCAATGATTTGTGCGTTCTTAACAAAATCTCCAGAAGTATCACCTAGGTGGATAATTGCACGTAAACCAACCTGTTCAACTTTCTCAATCTTACCGTAAGCAGTTGTTGGGGTAATTACAACAGCAACGATTGCAGATGTGTATACACTTGGGAAGTTAGATCCAGCAGGAATCTTAGCGAGTTGATAAGCAACATCACCAGCGATTACAGTTAAATCATCACCAATACCTACGTATCTACCTGTCTCATTTGCAAGGTATACGTTCTTGTTTGGAATATCGTGTTCAGTAACAACGAATGTATGACCAACTGACTGACCTGCGTTCTGAAGTTGTAGAACATCACCAACATTGAACGTATCATCAACACCAAAGTCAGTAATTAGATCTGCATAGTTGAACATTGTAATTTCAGTTGAGTGTACGTACTCACCGAAACCAGGGAGGACATTAAATCCTTCAATCTCAATAATTTGATCAGTAACAGAACCGTAAATAACATCACCAGCAGCATATTGTCCGACAACGGATTCGATGTCAAATGTTACACGACCTGACTGATTATCAAGTAGAGCACCATCATTATTACGTACAATTAATGCCTCTGCTTTACTTGTAGCATTCTTAGCGTAGATATAATCAGTAGCAATAAACTCACCCATTCTGAAGTTAACTAACAAGCGTCTATGAGTGCTAGATCCAACAGTTGCCGTGGCACCAGATGTAGTGCCTTCGATAGGATCTGTAGCAGCAATAGTACCTGCTGTTACAATCAGTTTCATATATGTCTCATTGTCTGTTGCTAAACATATACCCTTATTACCTGTAGCACCTGTCTTAACAACTTCCTCACCAAGTTCAAATACTTCAGGATCACTAGTAACTGTTATTGGTAGATAAGTTACTGCATAAAGTATATCTGCGTGATTGTCTTGAACCCTAATTACTTCACCATATGCTCCAGATGTATCACCGAAGAATATGTCAGCAGGTTGGATACCACCAGAAATAGGAGTAGGAACAATACGCTCACCATATGTTGATGCAACACGTACAATACCAGTCTCATCTACAACAGATAAACTATGAAGTTGTCCAACAGTTCCTGGTGACAATGATGTGATCTTATCTCCATCAATTTCTTCTGCCAACCACAATAAAGTATCAGTAGAATCTGGATGGATATAGTATTCTGTCTTATCTAATTCTGGAATTGCAGTACCTAGAACAACATAAGTAACACGATCATAAGCAATAAATGGATGTCCTAGAGGAGCATCTATAGAACCATCAGTATTAACATCAACACCAACATCAACCTGATGCTTAATGAATGTTGTAGGTAGAACTGAACGGTTAAGTGCAACGTCAATTAAATGATAAAGTTGTCTAATCTTATGTACAGCACTTGCTGTAGGACGTAATTCAATATTCTTATAAGGTACCTCTAAGTTATAAGGTCCAGGATTATCACAATCTTGTTCGATTGTATCGATAATCATCTCTAAAGCAGCATCTGCGTGGAAGATTAGATAAGTTCTAAAGATTCCAGGATATGCAACGAAGTTACCTTCAGAGTCAAACCAACTATTAACTAATTCAAGAGTCTTGATATTTCCATCAGTAACTAAGTCATACAAGAATGCCTTACGGATAGCATCACCAAATTCTTCTTCACCTGTATATCCTGCATATGCTTGTAATGTTTTATAGTAAGATTCACGTTTGATGTAAGTATCATTGAACCACAACAACCTTGCTGCTTGACGATACATTCCAGGTGCACGACCTAATGTATCTTCTAAGAGGTCAGACAACGTTGCCATAGCAGACGTTACGTTGTAACAAATACCACCACCAGAATTTAGAGTGTTATTTGTAAGTGGAGCATTTCTTGAAATACCTTGGTTAGTAAAGTAGTTACCACTTCCAGAAGCAGCGTCTGCAATCACACCCATAGGATATGAGAACAATGTCATAATTGTAGATGCTTCAGTTGCACAAGCACCACTACCTGCCTGATCATAAGTGATTGTTATATCACGTTCAGCAGCACGCTCACCTGTTAATGGCCATTCACCTGGTAGGGTTCTGGTTATATTATTGAGATAAGAAGTTGGGTTACTTGCACCTGAACCGAATAGATTGATAGGAATACCCATCAAAGTTGTAATAGCAGATGCTTCAGTTGTACAACGTGTAGCACCACCACCTGTGAATGAGGTGACAGCGTTGTTGGCAGAAGTAATAAACGTATGATTATAAGCACCACCAGTGTGTACTGCTGCCCTTCTAATACCGTGAGCAGTTGCACTTACAAATGTGTGAGTTGTGGTGTTAGTAGAAGGTTGAGTTGCTAGAACTTGAACATCAAATGTACTAGCAGTTGCATTTGAAATTGTCAAAATTCTACGACTTGAATAGTCACTAGCTCTTGGATATGAGTGCTCAGTTGCATTGCTATCTTGAGCACAAGTGAATACTAATGAATTATCATCAATAATAACTCCATCGCCATCAGACCATCCGTGTTCAGGAACTGTTAATGTCATTACACCCGTTGTTGGGTTATAGGAAGCATTAGTTACAGTGGTCTTCGCTTGACCTTCCCAAGCGTGTGTGTAAAGTCCACCACCACGTACTGCCATTCCCCTAGAACTGACATACTTGTGCTCATAAGCACCACCAGCAACAATCTTAGGCTTACTAATTGAGTTAGAAGCGGCAGAAACAAATGTATGAACTGTTTGATTACTTGTAGGAATATCTTCCAATACCTGAATACTAAACTGATCTAAAGTTACGTTATAGATCTTCAGTAACTTACCGCTAGCTGGGTCAGTTGCTCTTGGATAAGCGTGGTTAGAACCATTACCATCCTGTGCACAAGTGAATGTTACTGCACTATCAGCAAGTTTAATGTACTCTCCTTCGTGGAACTGGTGACCAACTATGATCGCACCAGAAGTAGCAGTGTTAAATGTATGTGCTGTAGAGTTACTAATAGGACCAGCACCACCATTTACGTTAACAGTAATTGTAGAATTGGTTGTACCAGTAATTCTAATTTCCTTATCAAGGATATAATCCTTACCATCAGGAGTATTAGCACCAGATGAACGAGGATATGCCTTAACAGCACTATTACCATCTTGTGCACAAGTAAAGGAAATACCACCTTCCTTAATCTTAATCTTATCACCAACCTTTAACTTATGGTTAGCACCAATAGTTAACTCCATATCACCTGTAGAAGTGTTATAAGTTGCTCCAGTTGGTGTATATGCAAGGTTACCAAGAACCGTCAGACGCATTTCACCAGTCTTAGGATCATATGTAGCACCTGTTGGTGTCCAAGTATCTGTGGTGTTAACGTAGTTGTGAGTTGTAGTGTTAGAAGATATACCAACATTAAACTGAATAGTTCCATCTGGATGATCAATGCCACTTGTAGTTGCTGATACGAATGTATGAACAGTCTTATCAAGGTTGGCCTTACTTACACAAACATCAAACTCATCAGTAGTTACATTTCCTATTGGTAGATACTCATCATAAGATGGATCAGTTACTCTTGGATAAGAGTGAGTTGTGGTATTATCATCTCTAGCACAAGTAAATGTGATAGAATTCTCCTTCATCTTGATCCTATCATTTGCTTTCTCAACACCATTAGAAACAGCAGAAACGAATGTATGAGTAAAGTCAACTGAGATAGCACCTTTACCGAAGAAGTAACCTGTATTTACGTGGAAATGATTTGTACTTACGTTATGAACTACTAACCACTGGTTAGAAACTGGGTCTGTAGAACGTGGATAAGTATGGTTTGTAGCATTATTATCCTTGGAACAGGTGAATGTTAATGAGTTATCATCAATCTTAATACGATCACCATTTCTAAATCCGTGACCAGCAATAGTTAATCTTAGATCACTGGTATCTGGATCATACTTAGCAGCAGTAACTGTATGTCTAGTAGAGGCATTAAACCCGTGACTTGGTACAGTCAATCTCATTACACCAGTAGTAGGATCATACTGAGCATAGGTTGCTGTCTTATGTTGCCAACCAACCTGATCTATGTTGATTCCACGCTGATAGAATGGGTCTCTCTTATGAACAAATCCACCAGTCTTAGACTTAATGAAGTTGTGAGTATATAAACCACCACCTCTAATAGTTGCACGTGTGCAGCAATTAGCAGCAGCACTTACAAATGTGTGAGCAGAGATATTAGTAGAAGGTACAACATCTAAAATCTTAACGTTGAATGTGTCATTAGTTACGCTAGAAATTACACTCCACTTATCCCAGAATGGGTCTGTCTTACGTGGGTATGTGTGATTAGTAGCGTGACTGTCTCTATCACAAGTAAATGTGAGAGACTCCTCAGCAAACTTAACCATATCACCTTCTTCAAATCCGTGACCAACAATAGTCACAGTCATAATTCCTGTAGTAGGAATGTAAGTGATAGCAGTAGGTGTCTTACCTACTTGTGGCTGGAATACGTGAGTAGTTGTGTTAGTGGAAGGAATATCCTTCAATACATTCAATGATATTGAAGTTGCATCAGCATCAACAACAGCAACAGCAGTATCGTGATTAGGATCACGCTTAACGTGAATACCACTTGCTGTAGCAGACTGGAATACGTGAGTAGTAGTATTTGTTGATGGGATATTATCAAGAACTCTAACCCTAAACTGGTTAGAACTCAAAACATTAACTGGAACCCATCTTCCTGACATTGGGTCAGTAGATCTTGGATAAGAGTGATCTGATGCCTGAGCATCTTGATCACAACGGAATACTAATGAATCATCAACAAACTTAATACGATCACCATCTACTAATCCGTGAGATGTAGTTGTCTGAATTGTCATATAACCTGTAGTAGGATTATATGTTGTACCAGCACCAGCAGTTAACTGATCGTAAGTTTCACGTGGATAGTAATGTGTAGATGCTTGACCATCTTGATCACACTTGAATCCTAATGAACCAGTAGCAAGTCTTATGCTATCACCATAAAGTGTGATTCCATTTGTAGTTGCAGACTGGAATGTATGTGCAGTTTCGTTAGTAGAAGGAGTAACTTCTAGTACCTTAACGTGAATATTAGTGTTTGTAGCATCAAGAATTTCTATCCATTGACCACTAACAGGATCACTTTCTCTTGGATATGCGTGGTCTGATGAATTACCATCTTGAGCACAACGGAATGTTAATGAGTTGTCAGCAAACATAATTCTGTCACCAGCACCCATTCCGTGCTTACCAATAACCTGAATGGAATCAGCAGTCGCTGAAACAAACTTATGAACAGTTGTATCAGTAACAGCACCTTGTCCACCGTTAACATTAACAGTTATTGTATTTGTGCTTGTTTCATATATTGGGAGATCTGTTTGATATGCATAGTCAGCACCACTAGTTGTCGAAGCACCTGAAGCACGAGGATATGCTGTATTTGTTGCATAGTTGTTGTTATTATAATCACAAGCCATTGTGATACCACCAGTAGCAATTCTGATGATGTCTCCTTTCTCTAAATCGTGAGGACCAATGTCAATTACAAAGTCACCGCCAACTGGATCATAATCAACACCAGTAGGTGTATAGGTCTTACCAGCAATGGTAATATCCATAATACCTGTGGAAGGATTATAATCTACTCCAGATGCAGTAAACTTCTTCTGTGGTGTAAACTTATGCTCACCAATGGTTAGCTTCATTACACCTGTTGAAGGATTGTAATCAACAGCAGAGGGATCAAACCCAGTAGTAGGTGTTGTGCCGACATTAACCTGGAAGGTATTTGCAGCAACATTCTCAATTACAATCCACTTCTTACTAACAGGATCTGTAGGACGTGGATATGAATGATATGTGGAATGATGATCCATTGAACAAGTGAATGTCAAAGCACCATCTTCAAACATAATGAAGTCACCATTAGAGTAACCGTGGTTATTGAGTGTTAAGGTGATATATCCTGTTGCTGGATCATAAGTTGCTCCAGTTGGAGTAGCAGGATGTGTATCTCCTCTAGGATATGAATGATTAGTTGCATTACTGTCTAATCCACAAGTAAAGACTAGTGAGTTAGGAGCGATTCTAATATTTTCGTGTCTGCTTAGGTAATGGTTACCAACAGTTGCATCTATAGTACCTGTGATTGGATTGAATACAGCAGCACTAATATCAAGGTCTACAGTAGGTGTTTGACCAACGTTAACTGTGATCCAACCATTCTGCTTCTTAAGTCCACCAGGAGTAAACCCAGTAAAGATATGAGCGAAATTACCAGCAGAAGATACACCAACATTAACCTTAAAGGTATTGTTGGTGGTTGCAGTAATAGGCATCCAATGACCTGCTTCTGGATCATCCTTCCTAGGATATGTGTGAGTAGAACCGTGACTATCCTTAGCACAAGTCATTGAAATTGAATTCAAGTCAAACTTAACTAAATCAGGTGCAACGTGAACACTGTCAGGAACAGATGCTTGGAATCTATGAATACTTTGATCAGTAATAGCACCACCCAAAGCAGATGTACCAACATTAACTGTAAATCTGTTTTGTGTAGCGTGCTTAACTATTAACCACTGATCGTGAGCAGGGTCTGTTGTTCTTGGATATGGGTGATTAGAACTGTACTGGTCTTTAGAACATCTAAATGTAACTGCACCAGTTTCAAATTTAATACTCTCACCATTAGCAATACCGTGATTAACGCTGTATACTTCCATATCACCTGTACTTGGATCAAATGAAGCCCAAGTAGGAGATACAGTACGTGGTCCTTTAAATCCGTGACCATTAAGAGTACACTCAAGTTCACCAGTTATAGGAGTATAATCTGCATCAGTAATAGTATAAGCATCGTGTCCTGCTTCTTTCATCTGTAAAGCAGTGTTTCTAGCAGGGTCAGTTAGACGTGGATAAACGTGCTCTGAAGCGTGACTATCCATATCACAGGTGAATGTTAATGCTTCATCTGCAATCTTAATACCTGTACCTTCTAATAAGTGATGAGCACCAACTTTAAGCTGTAGATCACCAGTTTCACCATCATACTTAGCATCACCAACACTATAGAATACAGCCTCGGTCTTACCAACATTAACTGTGATAGAACCAGATTCTAATTCAAGACCATCAGGAGTAGCTTCTATGAACTTGTGAACATAATTACCACCTGTTGTTACTGCATTAGGAGCAGCAGAAACAAAAGTATGAGAAGTTGCATTAGTAGATGGTAATACAGGTAGAACCTGAACAGTAACAGAGGTTGCTGTAGTACCTGTTACTTCAAGTGAATTACCGTATACTGGGTCAGTAGACTTACTAATACAGTTGTATACAGCAGACTTAAAGAGGTGAGTATAGTTACCACCTGTTGTTATAGCAGCAGGTTCAGCACTCTTAAAGATATGAGCTGTTGTATTAGAAGAAATACCAACATTAATTGTTATTGTGTCATCCTTCTTGACAATTCCATTAGTTGTACCAGATACAAATGTATGGTTAGTAGTATTCGTAGAAGGAGTATTACCATCAAGAATCTGACAGCTGAAAGTAGATCCAGAGGCATTAAACACCTTCAACCACTTGTCGCTGGCTGGATCTGATGCTCTTGGATATGCGTGGTTAGTAGCACCACCATCTTGAGCACAATTAAATGTTACTGCACCATCTCTAAACTTAACATAATCACCATTTATCATTCCGTGAGCAGAAGATGTGGTAACTGTCAATACACCTGTTGTTGGGTTGTAAGTAGTACCAGATGCAGCAGTCATTGGAGTACCTTCGTACTTAATTTCGACTGATGAATCGTATGCTTGGTCTTTCTTAGAAGTTAATGAACCAGAAACAGCAGAAACATAAGTGTGTGAGTAAACACCACCACCTCTTACAACTGCTCTAGCGATACTGTTTGAAACAGCACTTACGAAGTTGTGAGTTGTAGTGTTAGTGGAAGGTACATTATCAAGAACTTGAACATCAAATGTACTACCAGTTACATTAGAAACAGGGATAAACTTATGTGAAACAGGGTCAGTTGCACGAGGATATGAGTGATTAGTTGCATAACTGTCCTCATTACATTGGAAAGTAAATGCATTATTATCAATCATTACGTGCTCACCGTTCATTAAACCGTGATTAGCAACTGTAATTGTCATAACACCTGTTGTTGGGTTATATGCTGCCAACGTTGGAGTCATCTTAGTTGGAGCAACCCAAGTATGTGGAGTTACGTTAGTTGAAGGAACTGTTTGTAGAACCTGAACTGTGATTGTAGTATCAGTAGTAGCAGTGATTGGGCAAGCAGTATCATAGAATGGGTCATTCTGTGTAGCACCACCTTGACCTGATGCACGAGGATATGTGTGCTCAGTAGCGTAGTTATCTTGTCCACACTTGAATGTTAATGAATTATTAGCAATTCTTACGGAATCTCTACCAGCAGTAAAGTTATGCTGACCAATAGTCATAACCATTAAACCTGTTGCAGGATCATAGGTTACAAGTGAAGGATCATAAGCAACTGTAGGTGTCTTACCTACGTTACAAGTAAATGTTGTAGCACCAGTTACATCAATCTCTAACCACTTACCAGATACAGGGTCAGTTGCTCTTGGATAAGGATGGTTAGAAGCATTACCGTCCATAGAACAGGTAAAGGTAATAGCACCATCATTAAACTTAACTTTGTCACCATCCTGAAGACCGTGACTAGCTTGTGTTGTAATTGTTAAAACACCAGTCTCAGCGTTATAAGCACCATTACTAATGTCTGATACTGTATAAGTTGTAGGACGTGGATATGGGTGATCAGTAGCGTGACTATCTTGAGCACAAGTGAATACTAATCCACCCTCAGATATCTTAAGGTGTGTACCAGCAGTAAGACTGTGATCACCAATGGTTAGAACCATATCACCAGTAGAAGGGGTGTAAACCGCATCTGTTGGTGTGAAACTTACAGTAGGAGATTCTCCAACCTTAAATGTAAATGTATTTGTAGAAACTGCTTCAATTCTCATCCAAGAATCAGCTGCAGGATCATCTTGTCTAGGATAAGAGTGCTCAGAAGCGTGTCCATCCATAGAACAAGTCATCACCAAACCATCTTTGGCAACCTGAACCATTTCACCAACCTTAAATCCGTGGTTAGCAACAGTAACAGTTAAATGACCATTAACAGGATTGTAAGAAGCATCTGTTGGAGTTACTTGAGTTACAGTAGATCTTGGATAGGTATGGAATGTAGCATCATCATCTTCCTTACAAGTAAATGTCAAGGAATTAGGTGCTATCTTAAGATGTGTACCAGTAACTAATCCGTGTACACCAAGAATAAGTTCCATACTTCCCGTTGTTGGGTCGTAGTTAGCTTGAGAAGGTGTATAGTATTTCAGAGGACTCTTACCAATAGACATATCAAATGTATTTCTAGTTACATTAGAAATTGGTAAGTAACGTCCACTAGCAGGATCAGAAAGTCTTGGATATGTCTTCTTGCTGTAATGCTCATCCATTGAGCAGGTGAAGGTCATAGAATCGTTCAAAATCTTGATCCTGTCACCATTTCGGAATCCGTGATTAGGAACAGTAACTGTTAGAACACCAGTTGTTGCAGTGAAATCAGCGAATGTAGCAGTATGGTACGTAGATCCAATAGCTTCAATATCAATTGCTTTGTCAACTACTGGGTCAGAAGAACGTGGATACTTATGAATAGTCTTGTAATTATCCTGAGCACAACGGAATAGTAATTCGTTCTCAAGAATCTTAAGTGTTTGACCAACTCTTAGACTATGTGATCCAACATCTATAGTTAATAAACCTGTCTCTGGATCGTAAGTAGAATACTTGGCATCAAAATTAACTCTTTCAGTGATTCCAACATTAACTGTTATATCAAGACCACTTACATTAGTAACTGGTAGTAATGAATAAGCAGCAGGATCACTAGGACGTGGATAAGTATGCTGAGTCTGATGATCATCTTGATCACAAGTAAAGACTAATGAATTTGTATTAATTCTAAGAGTGTCAGCAGTTGTTAATCCGTGACCAGTCTGTAACGTAAGTACCAAGTCACCTGTTGCAGGGTTATATGTTGCAGCTTGTGGGGTATGAGTAGCACTTCCAGAAGATTGATCAATAGTAATTGTTTCATCATATACTGGATCACCTTCGGTATAACCGTTAGTGGTAATCAATTGCTGTCTCATTACTTGAATTGCAAGATCACGTGCTTGCTCAAAGACATACTTAACTTCAGTTGCCTGAGAATTGATATGCTGAATAGCGTTAGCATCAGTAATATAGAACTCAGTTGCATACCATAGTTTGTTGTTACCACCGTGCTTAAGGTTGAATACAGTTGCTTCTAATACATCAACAACGTCATCAACACAACTCTGATAACCATATCCACCAAATCCTAACGATGGGTATTGAGTAATAGCACGACCAACAGCAGTAGTAGCGATAAACCTTATATTATTATGAATTTCATTTCCAGCATCATAGTATTTGTTACCAACAGAACCAAGACCACGAGCATTATCGTAATAAGGATCACGCTGCTCATTAGTCATCGTGTCAGGATAGGGATTAAACCCAAGCTTGTTCTGGATGGCGAGGACCGTCATATCTCTAGCCATCTGCATAGCAAACTTAGTTTCAGCAGGTTGATCAGTAACGTGCTTCAATCCATTCTCACTATTCAGATATAATAATGATGCATCATATACAGCAGAGTTAGAACTAAATCTAAGGTCGTGGCATATTGCTTCTAATACATCAACAATGTCATCTTCACAATGTACCTTTCCACCTTTAACACTGAAGTTATAATGCTTGAATGCAGAGCACTTAACCATAAGGTCAACTGCTTCCTCAGCAATAACTCTCTTATTTCTGTCTATCATATCAGCAGCATCTAATGCACGCTGAGAACCTGCATAGATCTGAGTGTCAAATAAGAAGGTAGGTTCAGTTGTTACATCCTTACGATATGCAGCAATATCCGTATACTCGAACTGGAAGAAATCATCAATAGTGTTAGCATTTGTTCCAGTAAGATTAGCAAGGTTTTCGTTACGTGATACAAGAGCATTTTGTAATGCTTTCTCCATCAAGAACTTAGAGTAACCAATAGCATCAAGCATTGGAAGGATCTGTTGATCCACTTCAATAATCTTACCAGTAGAATCTATGTAATTATCAATAATTGACTGTACATTAGCATTACCACCAGTTAATAAGTCACCAGCAATAGCAGGAATAATATGATCTCTAATATCTCTCTTACATTTCTCAGTACCAGGTGAACCACCAGGAATAGTTAACTTATCTACTTGTACAAAGTTGATCATAACTTCGTACTGTGCCTCTAACCACTGTACAACCTCATCAGCAATACATTTACGGTTAAAGTATAGTAAATCAGCACCATCTCTAAATCTGTTGCCTGTAGGTCCAAGAACTAATAGTATACTATCTACAAGATCGCTAATGAAACCAGTAATAGTTGAACCAGCAGGTGATGAGAAGTAATTAGGAATACGAACACGTTGTGTATATTCTCCACTTAAATCATCTTGATTAAGAGTAATAATCTCGTTGCAAAGCTTACCAACTTCTCTCCAAGCATAAATGGACTGAAGTAATTCATCATTAACGTGTGCTAATTGACCTTGCTGGTTAGCAAGATATCCTCTTGCAGCAACAATACTGTTATAATTACCACCATATCTAAGGTCAGCAACAATAGCAGGAATGATATACTCGTAAGTATCCCTCAAGCATAATTGAGTACCTTGATCTGAAGTACCAGTATCACCAGGTATCACAAAGTCAGGATACTGTGCCTTCATTCTTCCAACTGCTTCTTCAGCAATGAAGAATTTATTCTTATCGATTATATCTGCACACTCTCTAAAGTCATCACGAGCAATATCAACACACTCGGTCATAATTTCACTACGCCATAACTCTACACCATCAGCAGTACAGGTAGAAGTTATAGTATCACTATAAGTTGCATAAATTTCACCTTTAATAATAGGAATAGGTGCTTCACCATCAAATCCAAATTTAAGGTTTATATCAGTAGCATCATATGTTGAACTAGGTGTAAAGCTTGTACTGTACTCAGAAACACCTAACTTAATCATCAAGTTCTCTATATTTCCAGTAAATGCTTGTGCATTAGAAGCATTAGCACCAATCTTAACTGGCATATTGCCATAGTTGGTTGCATCATTATAATCAACACCTTCCTTAGTACCACCAACAAATAATCTAGTTAAACCAGAGTTACGTGTTATAGCGATATGAGTCCAAACATTTGCCTGTAAACTAGCAGAAGAAGTGATCCTATCTGTGTTAGCAGTATTCCAACGAACTGTATTATTAACAAGAATCAGATATCCTTCAGTTGTAGATGCAGTAGCAGTCCTGAAATCAAGCAACATCTGTGTAGTATTAACAGCAGTTGGTTTAATCCATAGTTCAATAGTAAAGTCACCAGCAGCACCAGCACCATCACCGAAAGCAACTTTTGAAGTTGATGGGTGTGTTAAATATGCAGTACCATCAAATTCAAGGGATCCAGTACCAACAGCATAATCTAAGTTGTCTACAGTTACATTAGTATTAACTAGAAGACTATTAGTGATATATTCTCCAGCACTAAAGGTTCCTGTTGGGTTCTTAGTATAGATCCACTTATTACCAGCATTAGATCCGATAATTTCAGCAGAAGCACCAGAAGTTATACCTTTAACTGTATCACCAAAAACGAAGAATCCACCAGAAGACTTATCCTTATATGCCATCTTGATAGACTTAAGTGTCTCAGAATCTTGGAAAGAATAAGGTGGCTCAACTCTTGTTATATTACTTGTTGCCCAAGGATATGTACCAGGAGTAGCACCAGTAGGATCCTGTAAAGTATCTGTGATTATTGCAAAGAAGTTAGTAATCGCAGAAGTTATATTGACACAGGAGTTAGTAGCAGGAATAGTATTCAGTGCTGTGCTAGGTATTGTACTTGTATATGCTGCTTCAAATGCTGCTAAAGTTCCAGGAGAAGCAGTAGTACCTAGGGCATTAATCACAATATCCATCAGGGTGGTTATTGTTGAAGCAACTGTCTGACAAGCAGGTGATGCACTGTCAGCAGTAATGCCACTATCAGTAACTTGTGTCCAACCGTGTGAATTATCTTGCTTGGCGACTGCAATATTTCTCATAATATCGATTGCCATAGTCTTCACTTTGGTATAAGCGTCAACCATAGTATCAATATCACCAGTTACAGTACCATATTGTATAGTTCTATGGGTTGCTTCATAAATGTGATCGTTACCACCGTGAGCAGCGTTATATGATAATGCTTCGACAAAATCAACAATGTCAGATAAGCAATGAACATCTCCACCAGATACTGTATATCCTGGATTCTGTTGCTTGGCATAATATAATGCTTCGTGAGCAATGTACCACTTGTTAGCAAGTAGTAAAGTTCTAGCATCAGCGTGACTGTTATCAGTAGGCTGATAGTCAGCAGTAATTGTTAAATCACGCCATTGTTGGAGAGTTGTATGAGTAGTATCAATACTTTCCATTCTGATGCACTTAAGAGCAAGATCTCTTGCCTTATTCATTGCATATACTACTTGTGGAACTTCACCATCAACGTGATATACAGTAGATCCTTGAACGTAAGTATTGGCAATATCATAGACTTCAGAGTTACCATCGTGCTCTAACTGCCAAGCCATCATATAAAGTGCATCAACGATATCATCGTGACAATCTTTATCGTGATTTAGACCAGGAACTACGAAAGAGGGGTAGAAATCGTGCATTAATCCCACGGCTTCTTCAGCTATGAACAATGCATTCTTTTGCAGTGTTTCAGCAGCATCACCACGTCTATTATCGTGCTGTCTTCTTAACGAAGAGTTACCGAAGTATAGTTTCTTAAGTCTAAGTTCATCACCAGCAACAAAGTCAGTACCAGTTAGATTCTTATAACGAATCTCTTGATTACGTACATTCTCAAAGTCTAGGAAGTCTTGGTTGTTTGCAGTAGTAGTATAAAGTTCAGTTGGGTTAATAACTGTCTCACCAATGTTATCGAGGATAACGTTAGGGAAGGTAATTGAAGGAACTCTCTGGAATACTAGTGCAAAGAAGGAAGAACTAGGTGATAGGTCTACCTGATCAATAATCTGATTAGATATATCATCCTGATAAGGTGCAATACTAGTAATTAAAGAACATATCTTAGAACGTGCAGAATATATGATATCGTTAAACTTAAGATTAAATTCTCCAGTTTCAAACTCAGCAGTACCAGATGTACGTGAAACAACTAACTCATTAGTGATAACACCATCTTCTAAGTTATTTTCTTCAATTATAGCGAATCTACCTTGTAAATTAGTAATTCTTTCACCTTGCTCGTAGATAGTCTTAGAAGTAAGTCCATTTACAGCAGAAAGTATAGAAGCAAATCCAGTAGCACTAGAATTGACTTCTTCATTGATTTGGAAGGTTCCTACTATGTTAATGACATCAATATAGTCAACACCAGAATCAATAACAGTTGCAGTTGCTTCAGAGATCAAACCACGAACAGTATTACCCAAAAGTGGGAAAATACCACCAATGGTACTGAATGTCATCCTAGTAATTAACTGTTGTTGATATACAATCTCACGGAACTTAATCCTAGAAGGTGCTTTAGGTGCTTCAGTAAAGACTACAGAAGGTCCAGAAGTAGAGAAGGCAGTACCTGGTGCCTGTGCAACACCATTCAGCAAGATAAACATCTGATTATCTGTTGCTGTTATGGATTCACCTTCAACATTTAGAGGGAACTGGGTTTTAATCCCATCAAAGTCATCAGAGACGTTATCAATCTTCTTAACAATAGAAGTCAGAATTTCCTCTGAGTTAGTCAGTCTCTTCTGTCTAAACAGTACCTCAGTGTTATTGAACTGAGTATAAATGGGTTGTGCGTTAGCAAAAGAGGTAATTTGATTAATATTAGTGAATGCATTAATATTAACCTCTTTAATAAGGTCAGATATAACTTTTCTTCCTGAAATATCCTTACCACCAGTAATTGCTAGTTCACCAAACAGGTTGAAACCAACAGGGTGATTTGTTTCTAATACAGGCTTTCTCCAAGTATTAATGGGTGTTTCAGACTTAATAACGTAAGAGAAGTTCTGATAGAAGTAAGAGTCTTGTATTTTCTGTACAATTTCAGATGGTTTACCAACGTCATCGATAAACTGACCAGGAGTATTGGTTAGAGAAGCGATATTCAGAGTACCACGAGCGATTGATAGGTTATCAATCAAACCAGAAGCACGAGAAACTTCACCAGTTACACGCTCTCCAGCTCTCCAAACACCATCATAGTTCTCAAGTTTAAGGATTCTAGGTCCAATCTGCCAACCTTCGTTAGTAGAAACATAACCAGTAGCAGATGCTAGTGCTAATGAAGTACCTTGATAAACAAGTTCACCAGCAAGGAATCTTGAAGTTTCAACGATAGCAGTTGCTTTACCACCAAATACCTCGGTGAGTAGTACCTGTCTACCTTCACCTTGAGTCAAGAATGTGATATAAGAACCAGATTCAGCATCTAACTTAGTTAAAGAGATACGTAACTGGTCAGATTCAAGTGAATTCTCATTACCAGCAATAGCATAGTAGACCTGATTCTCAACCAAGCTAGTTAAACCAGCAGAACTTGGTTTTGGTAGAATACCAACGGTAGATCCTAGATCTTCTGCTCTTAATGTAACTTCAGCACCAGTTGTGATACCGTGTGGGAAGTTAAACTGTAAATAACCTAAGTCAACGTTAACAACGTAGTTAAATTCCGATTTAAGGGTAACTGTTGGTTCAGAACTGTATCCTGCACCTGGATCCTTAATAATAATCTCAGAAAGACGATTGTTCTTAACTATTGCCTCTGCTGATGCACCAGATCCACCTCCACCAGTAATTACAACAGCGGGAGTTGAAGTATATCCAGAACCTGGGTCAGTTATCTTGATCTCTGCGAGTAAAGCGGTATTAAACAGCTGAAGGTTCACAGGGAAAGTTATTTCAGGTCTCAGTGTATAATCGTGTGAGTAACCGAAACCAAACTCATTATTCTTAAGTTTCTTGATCTTACCAATAGATTTACCTTGTAAGAACACAGAAGCACCTGATCCTTCATCAGGAATAACAACTTCAAGAACTCCACCAGAACCAGCAAGTAAAGAACCAAGAATACCTGGAATTGCATCAATATCGATAGATGCAGTCTTATATCCTTTACCAGCAGAAGTTAGAGTAACATCAGTGATAACTCCAGTGAAATCTCCATCATCAGTAACTGTAATGTTACAAAGAGCACCTTCACCATCTCCATCAATAGGAACATTATAGTAAACACCATTTACGTACTCAGTACCACCATTAAGGATACGAACCTTCTCAATTTCTCTGTTAGAAGCAATATCAGTAACAATTGGTAGTTTCTGATAGAATCCACCTGGGTTTACCAGCTTGATATCAGATATTGGACCGATTGCCTTGACAGAGGTTGTTGAGTAAGAAGAACGAGGCTGATCAAATTCGTTGTTACCAACAGGAGCAGTAGTTTTTTCTGGTTCATCTAACATCTGGAAATCAAATGTCTTACCAGCGTTACTAACACCAGATACTCTAAATGTACCATCATAAGGTGATTTAATAACGTCGATGAATGATCCTTCACCTACAGGAGAGTCTGCACCTGTCCTTGAAGGGTCAAAGTAGTATGAAATATTAGTAACATCCTCATTAATGACGAATTTAACCAACGGAGTTGGTGAATCATCATCAGTGAAACCTGGTGTACCCTCTCTAATGATGTTAATAAACGGATATTCCAGTTTATACTGGTTATCCCTAGAGAATGATAGGTAATATCCAAGGTTAGAAGGATCATCAAGGTCAAATATGTACTGATGACCTCTAACAAAGAGGAATTTAGGATGTTTTGCGTAAATATTGACATTCGTTACTGAAGATCCACTACCAGAGAAGGAAGGATCCTGTACAGCAGTAGATCTCATACGGAAGAGGAAGTCTCTTGAGTTAAAGATCTCTTCTACGAAGAATGAACCGTTATAATCATTGGTAGCAAAGTGTTCTGTAAATATTATCTCATTTACTACGAAATTGTGTCTACTAGAAGCAGAACAATATACCAAATCAGTATTTGTAAGTGCACCAGCAGGGATTACATCCTTATTTAATTTTGCAACTAAGGATATCTTCTGTACACCAAGCAATCCAGTGAATGTGGCGATCTTACCAGTAGCATCAACAGAGAACTGTAAGTTAACTGCATCAGCATCAATGGTATCTCCTTTGATGAATGCGGAATCTTGATAGATTTCTTCAATCTTGATGGTGTAATCAGATGCTGAGAAAGGCTTCCAAGAAGCAAAAGTTCCTAATGTACTACCACCATAAGAGGTATCTGCAAGATCTACCTCATATATGCCAGATGCAGAGGTATATGCCCAAGTTACACCACCATCAGATACAACACCAACCTCGTGAGTAGGTGCAATAGTACCAGATGTACCAGCAGCCGTTGCTGTATAGAGCTTCTTATCATTATAAACTACATCACCAATGGCATAAACGAAGTTTGTAGCCCACTGAGCTTCAGCTTTGGTCTCTGTAAAGTTCCATTCTAGCTCGTTTACATCATTATGAGTAGATTTTAGTAGTTTTTGATTGTCAAAAGTACCAACAATCTTACCAATCTTGACAGAATTAGTTCCAACCTCAACAACTACACCATATGCAGAGATAACATCATTGCCACCAATGACTGAATACTGTTGTAAAGTAGTTCCTTTACTGAAAGTAGCAGCCTGGTTGAACGTAAGTGTCTTAACTAGGTCAATTTGAGAGTATTTTGCATCCCTGAAGTAGAATTTAGGGATAACAGTAGTTGTTAATAGTAGTTTCTTACCACCTGGAGTCGGGATAGTAGCAGTTCTATTAGCAAATATTTCATCAGTAGACGTAATAGTAAAGGTTCCAGGTACGTGAGTTGAAACAACATCACCATAATCAAGGATCTGAATACCAGCAGGACCTATAGACCAAGGATTTATCACTACCGCTTGGGTATTAAACGTATAATTGCTCGCAGCGGCGACGTTTAGGGTATGTCCTGTCTCAACACTGTTAAGAGTAAATGATCCAAGTTGTGTCTTGTCCCTATCAACTTTATAAACAAACCCTTGCTTAACTGAATTTGTACCAGTTATAGCAACTTCAGAAGGAGTAAATGCTTCTACGTACTTAGCAACAGGTGAAACAACGAAATTATCAATCCAACCGATCCAGTTGTTAATAGAACTAGGTGCACCTTGAGGTCCAAGAGTTGCATCCTTCAAATTAACATCAACAGTTGTACTGGTAAGAACTTGTGTCTCAATACCATTAACATATAAACGATACTTATAATCACCAACTCCAACACGTTCTTTAGCAAATGCAACGTGAATGAATGCTTCATTATTGAAAATAGCAAAATAAGCAGAAGCACTAGAGAATGTAGTTGATCCTGCTATGTCAATATATGTCTTACCGTAATTTGGTGATGACTGGTCAGCATCTAAACCACACTTAACAATATTACCAACGTTGTCTTCTATTGAATACCATTCTGGTTTTGTATTAGCACCACTATACTGAGCAGTAGAAAGTGCCCAGAATCCTTCAAGACACCAACTAGTTGCTACGTCAGCACCATATTGTAGTGTAAGTTTGTTAGATGCGTCTAATTTAACCGCAGATGCTCCAGCAAACTTCTTAGTGTCATCAATTACAGCATTACCAGTTGCGTGCCAAGCTTTGTTGGTAGCAGTCCTTAAAGTGTCATTATAAGTATCATCTAACAAGTTATCAGCAGTATCCCAGTTAAAGATTGCTAATTGATCAGATTCTAGTTTGTTACCAACAACAATAGTATCACCAGAATTGTCATTATCAACAGCAATAGGTCTAAATCCAATACCATTAGTTTCTGATACGTTAGTAGCAGAAATAACGTTACCTGTATTCCAACCAATCTTAACAGTTACTGATTCTGCATTATTGAAATCTCTCTCAACAGCAGCAGATAAATCAACATTACCAAAAATGTCAAATTTAACACCACCATTCTTTACTCCGTGATATTCACCAGTAGGAACAAATATTTTGCTCTGAACAGGAATACTAAAGTCGTTGTTATCAAATTTAACGTATATAACACCATAATCCTTACCATTAGTGTCTTCTGCTGTAGCAGTTACATATACAGCACCATATTCATCGATAGAGAACGTGGGATCCTTAAACTTATAAGAAGCATTAGTAATCTTCTTAGCCCACTGAAGTTCAATAGTAGCAGTATCGTAATAAGTTTCACCAATAATGATGTCACAAGTATTGGTAGGTTCAGAAATACCACAGAATAAGAAGGTATCCTTAGATTTCCACTCTAATTGATGTAGATGCTCACTAACAGCAGTAGAAGCAATCTTACGCTTCTCCATCATAGATCCATCAAGATCTAAAAGAGCAACCCACATATCATCGGGTGCTAAAGAGTTAGCATCGGTGTAACCACCGATCATACATCTACCATCTTGGTCTAAACGAATAGAGGTGGCATAATCGCGTCTGGTGGAACCAGATATACCAGCAATATCACGCTGCCATTGAATAATACCATCGGGGTTATTAGCGTTATCGAAACCTGAAGTGTACTTAGCAACAACAACATCTGGGTTGTGTGATAGCTGAGATATATTGGGAACAGTCTCACCAATTACATAAATGTTGTGAGGATTGCTGTTCTCAACGTATAAAGACTTCCATCTTAGTGATTTTGGTTGAGCAGCAGGAACTGTAGGTACAAGAGTTCTCTTCCAAAGTAAACGACCATCACTGTTAAACTTAGCAAGAACACCACAAGTATCACCATCAGTAAGATTTCTCTCACCAACTACGTAGATAGTACGATCATCAGCAACCTGTACATCATTAATAGAGATAATACCAGCAGCTTCATCTAGGAATGAAAGGAAGTAAGATGCTTTCTTATATCTTTGTGGGTGAGAAACACGAAGTTGTGGAGGATTTGCAGAATCATAACCAGAACCAGAGTTAATGATATTGGCTTTCTTAACAGCACCAGCCTCTGTCCTTTCAAGTTCAATCTTAAAATCTTGTCCAGTTGTTGAAATGAGTTCATATGATGGGGGTAGTTCTGATGAATAACCAACGCCTTCCTGAGTTATAGTTAATTCCTCTACACCAGATATAACTTTAACTTTAAGTGTCTTATTTGTAGCATCAAGAACTGGGGTACTCTTAACAATTACCTCATCACCAGTACGTAATTCGTGCTCTCCATCAGTAGTAATACGTCCAAATGGAGTATCACCAATCATATATGAACTATATCCCTGTATGCTCAGACCACTAACTGAATTAACTTTTGCAGAAGCACCAAATCCTTCTGTACCTTCATTATCGAAATACAGTTTGTCACCAACCTTATAAGAAATACCTGGATTCTCAACAACGAATCCATCAACTTGAGCATCCTCAAACTTTGTAGTAGTCTCAATATCGATATCTACCTCAGATCTTGTAGATACTTTAGGGTAGTAATCAAATAATTGTAATACGGGTTCTTCAGCGATACTAATTGGTGTAGTGGCTTCATCGTTATTGATTACACCATCTCTATTTGTATCTTCAATTTCAAAGATAAGTTCCTCACCAAGCTCAGTTACAAAGATATCTGTCTCAGCATTAGGCTGACGTTCGATATCAATGTCAACATCCTCATAAGGATCACGATATCTAACAACTCCTGTAGGAATGTTGGTCTGTACAGCATCCTGACTATAGTTCCACTCATCTGCTTTAGAATAGAGTTGAGGACCAGCAATATATGGGAATACTGGATTACCTGCATCAGATGCGTCAATAGACACGAAATATGCGTAAACACCCTCTGGGAACTGTGGTGTCTTACAGAAACGACCGTTATACTGATCTAAATCACCGTATTGGAAGGTGTAGACAAAATCTTCAATAAACGAACCAGCAGCATAGTCACTTAGTAAAGGACCATCTGCTCTAACTGGTTCTGGGTTAGTTGCAGCGTCATATATCAACGCATCCTTTATTTTGTAAGAAGATCTAATACGACGTATACCAGAAGACTGGTCAGTAGCATCTATGTAACCATAAGGACCATAAATGGGGTTACCATCAAATGCCCACCCTAATATAGGAGAGTGTAACCATCCAGTAGAAAGTTCTTGTAATTC